AGAGCGTCTGCTGCTCGTAGAGCGTCTGCGGAAAGACGTAGAGCGTCTGCTGCTCGTAGAGCGTCTGCGGAAAGACGTAGAGCGTCTGCTGCTCGTAGAGCGTCTGCGGAAAGACGACTTAATCCAGAGAATCAACGAATGTATAATATTATAAGAATGTATGAAAAAGTGTCCCATCTTAAGAGAGAAGAAAATAATAGGAAATTATTGAATCTTGTTGGAATAAAGAGTAAGAAAAACTGGTTGAAATTTTCTATGAAATATCATCCAGATAGACTTAAAAATGAAAGGAAACATGTTCCAAAAGAAATTTTCCATATAGTTTCAGGAGTTCAAAAGTTTAGTTAATTGAATGATTAAATGGATTTGCATCCAATTGTGATTTGGCTATATCCAATACTGTACGATGATTCGCCGACGGGAGTCCGTGCGTTTCTTCAATTTTACCGATTTGTCCGAGATTTTTATAATTATTCAATCCCGTCGCTCTTAACCCTCCAGTCGATCTATTCGCATTCGCATCTTCTCTTACCAACGCATTTTGCATGATTTCACCAGGATTTCCAAGCTCGTTACGTCTTCCCGGAGGTGGAGCAAACGCTCTTCCTCCCGCCTTCGTACTCGCCTCCGTTGCATCCTTCAACGAATACGTGTTCGTTCCGTAATTTCCAAACGCAGGTCCGCTCGCTTTCGCCGCTCCCGTTGTTTCTCTCGTCGTCATTTGGACTGATGGCGCTGTTGTCCATCCACCCTTCACATCTGACGTAACATTTCCTCTATATTTATTGTCTTGATGTATATCTCTCATCGTAAATCCAGGAGCGTTCGCTGTATATACAGAGTTTCCTGAGTTTCCAGCTACGTTTGTCACTGTTCCACACTGCCCTCTTTCAGTTCCCGGTACTATATATTTACCTGTCGTGTAATTTCCTGCTGATCCTTGACCTGGATTTCCATGAGGTGTACACAAAGTCGAATCTCGTACGCGAGTATCACCTTGAACGCTCACCGTATGACCGTCTACATCTCCAGCTGGACCAACCAAATAATCATTAGAATAACCTCTATTAGTACATTGAACCATATATTCTCCTCTTCTATTTCCTGCTGTGAAATCAGATTTTCCAGCTATTGCGGGTCTTTTATCTTGAGTATATAATCTTTCCGGACGATTTGAATCAACTCGAACTGTTTGAGGACGTTCGTTGGTCAACGCACGTCCAGGGATCATGCGCCCAGTGAACGTCTGTTTTGTGTACGAATTAGCGTTTTCTGGGAGAATACGCGTCATGTCGTGAAATCCTCCTTTCGCAGTCTTGTCTGTATTTAATCCACGTCCGACATGTTCTTGAGGAATTGGTCTCACTCCATCCATCTTTCCTGTAACAACGTATCTTTCTACTCTATTGTTTTCACTCGAAACTGGATTTATTCTTCTACCGTCAGATCCTACTCTCATTTTCATTTCTGTAGGCTTAAATAGAGGTTCTTGTTCGACCTTTGATTGATAGACATAATCTGTCGTTCCTATGAAACGTTCTAGACGATCTTGCTTGATTTCATCTCGCCACGTATTCATAGCACGTTCACTTCTATAATAAGGTACTTTGTTTAACTCTACAGTACCTTGAAGAGTTGTATCATCCTTAATAGGAAATTCATTTTCAAACCTGACCTTTTTTATTTTTTCAGGTTGCTTACGACTTTTTTTGCCATTCTTGGAAAACTCGTGTCCCAAAAGAGCGAGTCCACCAACAAGAACTAGTTCCATTACATTACGAAAGGAATAAAAAATGGCGAAGCACAAAATGCTTCGACGACGAAATTATCAACACGTGTATGTGTCTTTTGCTTGATTTCTTGTATTTACACCGCCTCTATGTGGCTCGTTCATAATAATGTGTGATGTATCTTGATAGTTCATCGCCAAATTTTCAAATCTATTAATATGTGAGTTGGATGTACACGATTTTGACGTTCTCGTTTCTGTTTGTTCTATAGATTTTATTTCTACAGATGAGCTTGACGCCGGCTTGGTGATGGACTTTGACTCTTTTACTAGCTTTTGCGGCGGAACCCAGTTATTCACAATCTGATCAAGACCTTTGATGCGCGACTCGGCGTCTATTGTTCTAGATATATAGCTCATTACCTTACTGAAGGATTTATTTTCGCGGATTACATACGTTCTTTAAATCAGCACGCGTACTTCTGCCTCGGAGATCAGAATCAACCTTTAAGATTGGATTTTTATGATTAGCTATATCAAACTGCTCCTCCGTAAAAATCTTATTCGGAACAGCGAATCTCATTGGCTGTGCGTATATTAATGAACTTTCTACATCCACTGCATCAGTTGCTCTATGATTGCCTCTGTAAGGAGCAGTTCCGTACAATTCTGTAGTATTTACCTGATTTCCATAATTCAAATTTGTTGGCTGCTGTCTTAGGTTTGTAGATACGTCTACATTTTCTGGATCAACAAAGTGGATTTTACGATCTGGAATTTTCGCATCTGTTATAAACTTTAACGGTTTTTCTGTAATAGCGTTATAGTTGGATGTTTGATCCTCGTCAAATTTTACTCGAGTTTGCGCCATTTACAATAAACAAAAGAATAAAAAACTCATGAAGAACTTGATTTTGAGCCACCCCCTCCACCAGGTCCACCACTTTCCCATCCAGTACATACCTCATTTTCTTGTTTACACACCTTATCTTTTTTATACAACCATTCTGCGAATCCTCCTTGGTCGTTAGGTACAGTCGTATTTGGCATACTATGAAATTGCCTTTGATGATGTGTTCTATCATACAAATCCCAAGGATTTTGCTCGAATGAGTGAAAAAATGCATCCTTTATTTCTTTTTTAGCTTTATGCGAAGAGCACGCAGGTGCTTTGTCATTGAAACCTTTTGTGTTAGGTAAATCGCTTAGTAATGTATTTGCGAATGGGTTTTCTGGGGTTGGTTCTTGGCAATTCGGATCGATGATTTCTGTTAAATCTGGGAATTCTGTAACATTAACAGAATCTTTCTTTCCTTTATATTGATATTTTACTAACATTCCTATTACTGCTACTAAACTTGCACCTATGACGATGTACACTGTATCATTTTTATACAATGCTAAAATACAGGACGCGTATATTATGAATCTTGTTATGGCGTTAACTCGTTCCTCGTATGAATGAAACTTTGTAGGCCAGAATTCGAGTAAACGTTTTCTGTCATACAAGATTCTAGGGTTTGAGGTCCACACTGTGTCTGACATTACTTATTGTTTATTTTTTTTTGGTAGTTTTTTGGTGGTCCTTTTCAAATCTATGTTTAAGAACACCAATAAATACCCAAACAGCAGCAAAAACTCTACTGGAGTCGAATCATGTGTTAGTTGCGATTGTATACAATATTTATGATACCGGTGATTATAAAAAATGCTTTCACTTGTGTTGGAATAATTTAATTTAAAAATTTACCAAAAGTCTTCGTTACATAACGGACATCTCTTATTTCCTGAATTTTTCCATGAATCTATACATTCTTTATGAAACACGTGGTTACATCCCAGTGTTCTTATCTTTTGACCTTCTTCGTATGGTTCTATGCATATACTACATGTATCTTCAAGAAGTTTATCGTTAACAGTGCTTATTGGTGCATAATTGATTTTTTCTCTATATTCAATAAACTTCTTCACATATAAATAAATAATTTTGTAAATATTCCCCACAAAAAATATCGATCCTATAATAAAAACTATGTATAATTGAATATACTCAATATTATCTTCATTTGAGGTTTCGTTTAATATTGCAAAGTGATTACCATCACTCAATACCAAATTTGTAAAATGTGGTGATAATTGACATTGAACTACATGATCACATAAAGGTTCTCCGCAATAAAATGACGTCAATATAACTTTCGCCAACTTACAATCACACTGTTGGAAACATGTGTAAAGTATATCTGGATTATCAAAAAAAGGCAAATCAGTTTCGTTCAATTCACAATTATATATAGGTTGTACATATCCATGTATATGTCTATTCAGTTCTCCATTTGAATAAATACATTTTTCTCTCAAAGAATGGAAAGAATTCTCTTTCCAGTTTGATAAAGTAATACTTAATCCCATTAATACTAATAAGTTAATTTGTTTTTAAAGGAGTATATGTTATATTGTGCCCGCAGAATTTTACTGGATTTTCGTCAAAATTTTCGTATGTATATAGCCCCCTTTCAACTGCCACCTTTACTATAAACTCGTAACTGTCCCAAAACTCATCTGTATGGTCGTAAGATCTAGACATTACATGGGCAAGCTCGTGCATAAGAACAAAAAGGATCCTATTAGATTGTTCAAACGAACCGTCTTTTTTTGTCAGGCAAACCCCAATTCTGTCTCCTTTATTAACGCTATATGCTGCGTGATGATCATATTCTGGTATAGTTTCCTCGATTATTCCTGACCAGTTTTTAAGACGTTTGGCCTTTTCTGGATTCTCTTCCAAACAGTATTTTATAAGCATCATTAGCTTTCTTCTCATATCAGATAGAACTTCAGCCTTTTTTTCTTCGTTTTCTCCCATATTAACATTATAGAATCTTCCATCATTGGCCCTTATGTGTACGGTTTCTTCCTTTTTCACATAATTTAAATAGCCTAATACCAGTATTATCAAAATAAGGATCAGTACTCTGACCATTAAAAAAAGTACTTAAAAAAAATTTGATAATTGATAATAAACATGGCAAGCGTTACTGCTTTTACGTCAATTTTGGAAGAATTTCTCGACGATCTTATAAAAATATATCCTAATGATGAAAAAATCAAAAGTTACAAAGAGAACTTCGACTCAAAAAAAGATTCCGATGGTAAAGAATTGCTGGATGGATTTCTAGCAGGAGTGAAGGGCGATGTTGGAAAACTCATTGTTGAAAAGAAATCTCAATTTTTCAAAAAGTCCGTATTTGCTAAGAAATTGAATTTACATACTTTGTTCAAAGAAATGACTCCACAAACAAAGCAAGCAGTATGGCAATATTTAAACACTATGTATGTGTTATCCACAACTATAAGTAATATTCCATCAAATTTACTATCAACTATAGAAACTATGGCAGAACAATGCGCTTCACAAATGGCCGAAGGCAATACTGAAACAAATGAAATGCCAGATATGAGTACTTTACTGGCTGGTATGCAAAATATGATGAAATCTATGGGGAAATAGATCTCGCTCTTCTTTTTTTCCATGCTTCATCAAGATCTATCTCAAACTTGTCTGCAATTTGAAATAGATAACTCATTACATCTATCATTTCCGCATCTATATTTACCTTTTTTCTGTCCACAAAATCAGTTGTTGTTCTTCTAATAGCAGACGCAAGTTCTCCTATTTCTTCTATTAAAAACAACCACAAATGCGGTATATCAACCTGATCCCATTTCATTCTTATACACATTTCTTTAGTTTGTTTCTTATATGAATTTAATGCCATTAAGGCTTAATATTATTACTATTTGAATTTTTAAATCATTCTTCCAGACATTATATGATGCATTCTATTACCATTCATTCCAGTCGTTTTTATAAATATCTTTCCATTTTTGTTTTTCATTATATTTTTTTCTTTACCATTCGCGGTTATAACCTTTTGTCCTGTTTTATTACTTCTGTTATTGAACTTCTGTTGTTTTCTATTTCTCGAAGATGGAACCTTGATATTTCCAAAACTTCCATTCGCTTTATAACCTTTTACTACAGCTCCATTCTTTGCCATATTTGCCCCTAATTTTGCTGTCGCTACTGCTCCCGCTACTCCATTGATAATTGTTTTAGGTGCTTTTGTTTTCATGACAGTTTGTAGAGCACCTTTTGCAACATTTGCAACACTTGATGCTATTGACGCAACTATTCCCGCTTTATTTGCACTTGTACTCGGACTGTTCGCAACTTTTGCGGCATTGATCGAAACTTTTGCAGCATTAAACGCAGAATTCATTGCCGCTAATTCAGGAAGTACAGGTTGGGTATTTGCATTTTTAAGAGCTTTATTCAAACCTGTTACAATTTCTGAAGCCGGGATATTTGCATTATTCATTGCATTAACAGTTACAATTGGACTAACTCCGTTGTTTATTAAACTTGAAGCTATTGCTGGAGCTGAGATATTTGCTTTGTTCATCGCACTAACAGTTGCATTCGGATTGATTCCATTGCTTATCAATGATTCACCTATTGATGGCGTAGAAATGTTCGCTTTATTCATCGCATTTACAGCTATATTAGGAGTTACTCCATTTGTCAATAATGCGTTCATTGTTACTGTTGGAGTGGCTCCGTTATTTTGTAACGCATTTACAGCAGTTTGAACATTCATTACTATAAATAGAAAAAAAATCTGTATGTTATTAAATGAAAAACTTTAAAGAAGTTGTTCTGGCTAGCTTTTTGGCTGCTTTGATGTACAATATAATCAGTGATATCATCACTGGAAGCTCTCAAGATATCATAGCACCGCTACTAAGTTATATCATACCAGGAGAGATAAACGAACCTTTGAAAATAGGTCGTATCAAATTATATTTAAATAGATGGTGTGTTAGATTTTGTAATCTATTATGTGGATTATATATCGCATTTACATTACATAAGATTTCTCATAAACAAAGCGACTTTTTCTAACTTTCATCAATAGGATCTCTATTTCCTTCCATCATTTCTGACTTTCTCTCCTCGAAAAAAGCTTTCGCTCGTTTTTGCTCTTCTTTATGACCAGTTATAATAGAGTTCAGTACTTCATTTTGATGAACTTGATTTTCAATATCATCTTTATTTGGTGGAATAGGCAACCATTTATACATCTCCGCTACCATTATATCGTATTGCGAATCAAGTGTATTTAAATCCTTCCCGTGTTTTTGAGCTGACTCTAGATCATCAAACACTCCTCTGATTTTCAACGCGTGGTCTTTTCCTTCTTGACTCGATACCACACTAATAAGTGCATACTTTTGCCCAGGAATTGTAATTGGATCTACTGCAAGAAGATCGACCTTTTTATCGCTCATTTAGAATATTTTTTAAAATTATTCTTTAAACTGTGGGAATGAATTCCCAATTCAACTCCTGACAAATTCTTTTCCATATCAAGTCTTGCTGGTAGAGTTTTTCCCTGCTTTTTAAAAGTGGAAAACTTGATAGAAATTCATCCTTTTCTAAAAGTTCACAAAATTTATATAAACAATATCCATAGCTTAAAAAGTTGGACCTTTCTGGAGGTTTATGTTTCTCGAACGGCTCTTGAATTATTCTAAACATATTTCTAAGCATTTCTTCTAAATGGACATCCATCGTCTTAGGTTTCGTTCCATTAAGCAAATTTGTTATAATAGCTGAATGTTCATAGAATTTGTTTAATCGCAGCTTTTTAAGGAATATTTTTACCTTTTCTTGCGTTATTTTAGATGATTCCGTGATTCTTATTTTTTTGAATTCTTTTAATAATTGGTTTAAAATTTCTTGGGGAATCTCCGTCGTTTCTTTCGCTTGAAATTGTGATAACCACTCATTAAAATGATTCAATCTTTGATACGCAAAACAAATATTCACTTCAGAATTTATCTCTTGATCATACGATAAACTGTTTGTACTAATATCAAGATGCGTTTCTGTAATTCCGCACTTATCACAAATGATTATTGCTTCAGTAGAATCATATATCATAAGATTATTACAATATTTACATATATTTGAGGCATTCTTCTGCTTGGATATAAGTGGTTCATTATCAACTGCATTCATATAAAGTTTATATATTTCCCCCTTATTTTGAACTGATTGCCGTTCCGTAAATTCACATATTCCGTACGGTGTAGGGGATTTGGGACTATTTGCTTCAGTTCTTGTTTGATACTTATCAAAAATAGGGGTTACTGTTAACAAATAATCAATTTTTGTATCTCTTTTTTCATTTTCAGAAACCTCAATATTGTGTAGCTTTGTTTCAATGGAGTTTCTTTCTTTCCAATTAGTTGTCGATTCTAATTGTTTTTTAAGGCTTTCTTTGAGTTCTTGGTCTTGGTTGTTGATGCTATGGTTATCAAACATTTTCATCTTTCTAAAATGTTTTTCTTCTATAGTACCACATTCCATATTAATTAAAGTCTATTAATTCTTTAATGTCATATTCTTCGTTTATTTGGAACGATCCATTTAAATGTTCAGATTTTTCTTCAAATATTTTCATCAATTTAGGAAATGCTTTCAAGGTTCTACAATGAGAAAGATAAGTCTTCCAATTATCCTTATAACTTTCATGACATCTATGCTTGTTTATTATTTTTTCCACTATTCCAAATGTTAAGAAACTGGAAAATATATACCCTTTCAATTTTAGATCGTATTTATTGTAAATATTTCTTAGATTATATATTATTCTAATTATATCTAATTCCGGTGATTTCACTAATTCACATTCTTCTCTGGCAAGTATCTTTTGTTTGAGTTCATCATCAGGAATAGGAACTGTGAAATTATCCATCCCACATTCAATCATTTTTGTATAATTCGATTGCTCAAAATAATCAACAAAACTTTCAAAATATTGTCCATCTTCCTTTTCTAGTTTTATACAAAATCCAAAATCATACAGCACAATCGATTTTGTTTCTTCTCGTATGCCCCAATTTCCAAAATGAAGATCTCCGTGAATAATTCCATGAAATATAAAACATTCACGAATAAATAGGAGTAATGTCACAGAATGAAAAAATATTTTGTATTCGGATTGTAGCGAAAGAATAGGAGTTGATTCTTCATACGACATGATAATAAAATCTGTTGAATATTTATACACTTTTGGGATTATCACATGCGGATTATCTGCGAATTTTTCTTGAAATTCTAATAAATTCGATGCTTCGTTTTTAAAATTCATTTGCTGATTGAAAGATTCAAAAAATTCCTTGAAATCAATCAATCCAAAACAATTTCCAATAAATCTGAATAATTTGAAAAAAAAGCTGTTTTTCAATAGCTTGACATTGGGATGTTTGATCTTTAATACAATCTCTTTATCGTCCATCGTTCCCTTATACACTTGGCCTATACACCCCGACGATATTGGAATTCTCTCGATCTCGACTTCCTCTAAATCAGCTATTATTTCCTGTGTTTCTTCAAATGAATGCTCACAAATATTATCAAAAAACTCATCATATTTCTTGTTAAATTCAACATCGTGTCTTGAAATGTACCATTGAATTAATTTTATCACAAACGCTCCATTTTCTTCGACTGTCTTTTTCAATGTACCAATTTCCACAATATTGAACCAAAACATACAATAAACAACAGCTAACTTAATTGCATAAAACAGATTCATCTTACAAAAATAAACAC